GAAGCAACACAACTTTCAGATACCCCAACAAATCTAGGATCTTCTAGTAGAGTTCTGCTACAACATAATCATGGTGGAGGGCAAGCTCATTTGGTAACTGTCAAAAATGCTGGTGGAACTACACTTGGTAGTGTTTATGTTGGACCACATAGACCACTCATAATTGAAAAAGAAATGACAGATACTGTTGAAGTTGCCAGTGGTGTTAATGACATGTATGCCACCGCAGTATCTCACTTTGGCTAAATAATTTCGTAAACCCTCGTCGGTTGTCATGAGAGATTATAAAGAACTAAAAGAACTCTGTGAAGCAAAGCGCGGTCTCTACGCAAATATCCACGCTAAACGAAAACGAGGAGAAGCACCAGCGAAGTCAGGTAGTAAGGACTACCCCGCTAAGGATGCTTTTCAAAAGGCGGCGAGGACTGCCAAAGAAAGTTTTGAACTCGAAGAAGCAGCCTGGACAAAAAAGTCAGGCAAAAATAAAGAAGGAGGTCTTAATGAGAAGGGACGAAAATCTTACGAAAGAGAAAATCCTGGAAGCGACCTTAAGGCACCATCAAAGAAGGTTGGAAATCCCCGTCGCGCATCGTTTTGTGCTCGAATGAAGGGTATGAAAAAGAAGTTGACTTCCAAGAAAACCGCCAACGATAAGGACTCACGTATTAACAAATCCTTACGTGCCTGGAATTGCTGAAACAACTAGATATAATTAGATTGAGCGTCTTTACAATGATGAAATTCCAGACGGATGATATTACAAGACTAATACGTGCTTGTCGTATGTATCAGGATCAAACTGGTTCTGAATATATGTGGGAGCAATACGAAAAACTTATAGACAAATTAGAATACTACGAAGAAGAGCATAACGAAGAATAATGTACAGGGAACCTCACCTACAGAAAAAGTCAGACGAGTGTGCTGCTTTGTGGTGGGAGTGGCACAGACTCTGGATAAAAAAGCATTAGGTGCGCCAGAGGCGAGGAAAAAATGGTCCCAATGTGTTAGTGAATTTGGGGAAATGGTAAGTCAGGAAGTCAAAACAAATCCACGCTACAATAGGCTACAGATAGATCTTACAAAAGAAGAACCACCTAGATAAAGCAGTTGTATAAGTTTTATGAAGTTCTTCTTTGCACTTCTTGCTACACTTTTTCTTGCTACACCTGCTTGGGCTGTAGATGTAATGATGGGTGCCAATGGCAACCTAGTTTTTGAACCAGCAGAGGTTACGATTGCGGCAGGAGAATCAGTCCATTTTGTAAACAACATGCTACCTCCTCACAATGTAATTGTTGAGGATCATCCTGAACTCGGACACGAAGGTCTCGCTATGATGCCTGGTGAAGAGTTTGACGTTGCATTCACAGATGCAGGAGACTATACTTACTGGTGTGGTCCTCACAAGGGAGCAGGCATGATCGGTACAGTACATGTAGAATAATGAAAAAATTCAACACTGTTGTTTTAGACATCACTGTTGCAATACTTGACTTCCTCTATCAAGGAAGAGACTATCCACGCTTTTGGGTGCTTGAGGAGATTGCTCGGGCACCCTATTTTGCATTTTTGAGTGTATTGCATTTCAGGGAAAGCATGGGACTACGTGGTCCTGAGCATTTATATTTGATGAAAGAACACTTCGATCAATCAGTCAATGAAACAGAGCATCTGGAGTATATGGAGAGTAGGGGCGGTAATGCTTATTTTATCGATCGCTTTATCGCCAAGCACCTCGTCCTTATCTATTATTGGGTCAATGTGGTTTATTACTGGGTGGCTCCTCGCTCTGCATACCATATGTCTTACGAAGTAGAAATTCATGCGGCAGAAACTTACGCTAAGTTTCTTGCCTTTAATGGACACGATGACAAGATCCTTGAGATCTTGAATGACGAACTTACACACGCTAGGGAACTAGAATTAGCAATGGAGAAGATTAAATGAAAGTAGGAATGATTGGACTAGGACGTATGGGCGAAGGTATGTCCCGTCGTCTTATTGCAGCAGGACATGAAGTACATGGATTTAGAAACAACTATGAAAAAGCTTGTAAACAATATGAAGAGGGTTATATCAGTGGATGTACCACTTCTTTGGAAAGCCTTGTTCAAGTAGTACATGCTGGAACATCTTTAACTGGAGATGTCCCAGGTGTTTTTATGATGGTAGTACCAGCAGAAACCGTAGAGGACACACTCAATGAGTTATTACAATTTTGTGTGGAAGGCGATATTATTATTGATCATGGCAATTCCAATTTTAAGGACTCTCGACGCAGGGCAGAAAGGTTGTCTAAGTTGGGCATCCAATATCTTGACTGTGGCACTAGTGGTGGTGTTTACGGTTTGGAGCGTGGATATTGTCTTATGGTTGGTGGTGCAGATCATGCAGTATCCGTCTGCCGTCCTATCTTTGACGCACTCAGCCCAGGCATCGATGGTGCTCCCAGGACCGATGACGGAAGCTGGGTCTCACCCGCTGAACGAGGTTGGTTGCGTTGTGGAGGACCTGGCGCAGGTCATTTTGTAAAGATGGTACACAACGGTGTTGAATACGGCATGATGCAAGCATATGCCGAAGGGTTCAATATTTTACACGAAGCGAACGCAGGTGCCAAATATGTCAAGGAAGGAGATGCTGAGGTCGCTCCAATGGATTGTCCAGAAGATTATTGCTATGACATTGACGTTGCTGAAGTGGCTGAGTTATGGCGTCGTGGCAGTGTGGTTGGTTCTTGGTTACTTGATCTTACCGCTACTGTACTACGCAGCGATAGAGAACTTAGCAAGTTCGATGGGGGAGTATCAGACTCTGGTGAGGGTCGTTGGACTGTTCACAGTGCTGTGGATCTCGGTATTCCAGCCCCTGTTATTACTACTGCTCTCTTCTCAAGATTTGAGTCCAGAAGACTGGGACGATTCGCAAACAAAGTCTTAAACGGTATGCGTGCTATGTTTGGTGGTCATGACGTTCGCTGATGTCTTACTTTGGGGAGCACTACCTTTTGTATGTGCCACCATCTATTTCGGGAACCGAAAAGGTGAAAATAATTACTACGAATCAGACGACTACGATGGAAACGGAACAGCTCACTAAGGGAATTGTTATCTTTGGCGCTACAGGAGATCTGTGCAAGAAGAAACTAATCCCAGCATTACACAAACTGTGGGAGAAAAAACTTCTCCCACACAACTTTTTAATTACTGGATGTTCTAGGAGAGATCCTAGTGTACAAGTATGGAAAGAATCTCTTGGAGAATATCCAGAAGAGTTCTTACATCATCTAGATTATGTCTCGGCAGATCTAGACAATATCGATACTCTCTCCCATCTACCAAATTATCTTCACGATAATACGTATTTCTTATCCGTACCGCCAGAACGCTATGAGAATGCTATCATCAATCTCAAAGAAGCAGGAAAGCTCGACGACCCCGAAAGATCCCGTGTGGTTGTGGAGAAACCCTTTGGGCACGATTTTAAATCTGCTGATCATTTACAGTCTGTGGTTGAGCGACATCTACGCGAAAAACAAGTTTATCGCATTGACCATTATCTCGGCAAAGATACTGTTAATAACATACTTGCTACTAGGTTTAGTAATATTTTGCTGGAACCACTTTGGAACCGCAATTACATAGAAGAGGTCCAAATCTATGCTACCGAAACCATTGGGTGTGAAGGACGTGCTCAATATTATGAAACTGCTGGAGCAGTTCGCGACATGCTTCAAAACCATGTCCTGCAGGTTCTGTCGCTCCTTGCTATGGAAGCACCCTGCCGAATGTCAGCAAAAGAAGTCAGACGAGAGAAGACAAAAGTCTTAGCTGCAACTAGACTCGGAACAAATCTTATCTTAGGACAATACGATGGCTACCGTAATGAAGAGGGCGTTGATTCTAGGAGCCACACTCCTACCTATTTCGCTGGTACTCTTTTCGTCGATAACTGGCGTTGGGAAGGAGTTCCTTTTAACGTCATGACAGGCAAAAAACTACCATATCAATGTGTAGAAGTAGTTATTAAACTCAAAGCACCACCGCTAAAATTATATGAAGGAGAAGTTAACGACCGCATTGTCATGCGCTTACAGCCTAACCCTCATCTGGATATTCGTATGGACATTAAGTCACCTGGGCTCAATGACGACCTGGAGTTGGCAACACTCACCCACGACTATCCACAGGACAGAGCAATAGATGGATATGAAAAACTTCTATATGACATTATCAACGGGGATCAATCTCACTTTGTTCATGCAGAAGAAGTTATGGAGTCATGGAGAATCGTAGACGATCTCCTATGTACTGGTGATAGTTGTCCTATTCGTACTGTACCTTATATCTACGTTGGTGGATGGGGTCCACAACATAAGACAGAAAGAATAACTAATTGGGATTATCCAGCATGATACATAATGTTCAATTGTTTGTGAGAGCTACAATGCAAACTCCATGGTGCCTAGGTGTCATGGGGTTCTTTCTTGTGTTTGTTCCCATTATCGGTATGCATCTTGTCCATAAATATGGATGGGAACATTGGGAACCTTTTAGTCGTCATGAACCTCCTCCTCCGCCCCCTGAATGATATTAATGACCCCGTTTGGAGTGTGATCTTCTCGATCATCCTGCTCCTAGCGGGGGTTTTTTATGTCGTCTCCTATATACTAGGAATTGACGAGAGAGAATCTCATGGGCAAGATGACACCCCCGAGTCGTAAGAGTTGTTACAACTTTCGCGTGGTATCGATAGATAAAGTGTTGGACGGAGATACCATCGATGTCACAATTGATCTCGGTTTTGACCTTTATAAAAAAGAGAGAGTTAGAATTGCTGGTGTGGACACGCCAGAGAAACGCACTAGAGATCTCGAAGAGAAAGCATTAGGTATCGACGCAACCAACTGGATGAAAGATAAGTTGGAGGGTGCTATCTGTGGAGATGATGAACTCACTATTCGCACTGAGCTGGTTGGCGGTATGGGTAAGTACGGTCGCCTTCTTGGTTGGTTATATATTGGAGATGCAGAACTATCGTTGAACGAGCAAATGATTACCGAAGGGTATGCTTGGGAATATGACGGTGGTACAAAGAAAAAAGATTTTGAAGAACTAAGGGAGATAAGGAGAGAACATGGAACACTCGCATGACCCAGAAGATTATGACTTTGAGTTATGCCTGACTGTTCAGGATGTCCGTATGCTTTATAACCATATTTGTTACGGAATTGAAACATGGCCTGGTTCTCCTAGGCGTCCACCAGAAGAACAAGAATACCTGAAATACATGAAACACCAACTGTTTGCAATGCTTGCGGACTATTCGTTTACAGAACTAGATACAGACAGATAAAATCTTAATATATTTTTACACTATTTTTTCCTACATACGATATAATACGATTGTAGCTGAGTGTAACATATGTTGGGTCTCTACCTAGTAGTCGCAGTAGTTCTCCTTTGCATAGCATATGCAGGACCAGAAGAAACGATGCGATTATTTGCATACCTAGATCTTCAGTTGCGTTATGCGTGGGTTCGTTTTAGGATGTATCTCATGCGTCGTAAGTTGGAACAACAACTTATTAAAGACCTACCTGAGTACAATAAAGTAATTAAGGAGAGAAAAAAGTATGACCGATCCTGATCAAGGTTTTTCTGATCTAAAATTAGAAAGGAAAGAATGCGAGAAGTGCGGAGCAACTTGGATTAATGGACAACATGTTTGGAGGGGCACAGGTGCTCAGACAAAAGACAGCGAGTTAGATCTTGCAGGTCTGGTTTGTAATAAACTAGGCAATCATCAATGCATCAACCCCAAAAAAGGTGAGGTTGGTGGAGATACCTGGGAGTATCGTGCTGGATATATTGACGGTATGATCAAAGGTAGAAAAGATTCCCTGAAAGAGATGGGAGATCTTGATCTCTAAATACTAGTGGTGAACTAGTGTTTTATTGTGTCTAGTAATGATGTATATCTTGGCAACCCGAATCTAAAGAAGGCGGGTACACCAATACAATTCACTCAAGAGCAGATTAACGAGTGGATCAAATGCAAGAATGATCCAATCTATTTTGCAATGAACTATATCCAGATCATCTCATTGGATGAGGGTTTGGTGCCGTTCAAGATGTATGATTTTCAGAAAGAGATTCTTTCAGACTTTCACAACAATAGATTCAACATTGCAAAACTCCCAAGACAAACTGGAAAGTCAACTACTGTTGTTGCTTACCTATTATACTACGCTATTTTTTATGATAGCGTCAACATTGGTATTCTTGCTAACAAGGCAAGTACCGCCAGGGAGCTTTTAGGTAGATTACAACTTGCATACGAAAATCTACCTAAGTGGATGCAGCATGGTATCTTAGTATGGAACAAAGGTAATGTCGAACTTGAAAATGGATCAAAGATTCTGGCTGCTTCTACATCTGCAAGTGCTGTCCGAGGCATGTCGTTCAATATCCTCTTCCTCGACGAATTTGCGTTCGTTCCAAACCATGTTGCAGAGCAATTCTTTGCCTCTGTTTATCCTACTATTACGTCTGGTAAATCAACGAAGGTAATTATCATCTCCACGCCTAACGGCATGAATCACTTCTACAAGATGTGGGAGGATGCAAGGCGTGGTAAAAATGATTATGTTACTAATGAAGTACACTGGTCGCAGGTCCCAGGAAGGGATTCTAAGTGGAAAGAAGAAACAATTAAAAACACATCTCCAAGACAGTTCGCACAGGAATTTGAATGCGACTTCCTTGGATCTGCTGACACTCTAATCAGTCCAGCAAAACTACAAACTATTCCATTTGCAGATCCTATTAAGAGCAATGCTGGACTTGACATCTATGAGAGAGTGCAAAAGGATCACGAATATATTATTACTGTTGACGTTGCCAGAGGTATCGGTGGCGACTACAGTGCTTTCCTCGTGTTTGATATCACCACGATGCCGTATAGGATCGTTGCAAAGTACAGAAATAATGAGATTAAACCTGTACTGTTTCCCTCAGTAATTTTTCAGGTTTGCAAAGAATATAATAATCCATACGTATTAGTTGAGGTAAATGACATTGGCGATTCTATTGCTGCCACTCTTAATTACGATCTTGAATATCCTAACGTACTCATGTGTGCAATGCGCGGTAGAGCAGGACAAGTGGTCGGTCAAGGATTTTCGGGAACAAAGACACAACTAGGTGTCAAGATGAGTGTGACCGTGAAGAAGATTGGTTGCGCTAACCTTAAAGCAATTATTGAAGAAGATAAATTGTTGTTCAATGATTTCCAGATCTTCCAAGAGCTAACTACATTTGTACAGAAGAAGCAAGCGTGGGAAGCAGACGAAGGATATCATGATGACCTTGTGATGTGCATGGTATTGTTTGCGTGGTTGGTCATGCAAGAATACTTTAAAGAGATGACTGATCAAGATGTTAGAAGGAGAATCTATGATGAACAAAGAAATCAAATTGAGCAGGACATGGCTCCTTTTGGGTTTATTGACGATGGTATGGGTGACGACACCTTTATTGACGGAGATGGTTCTCTGTGGGAGTACGGAGATAAGCAAGAAGAAGTTGGGTATATGTGGAACTACTAATGGACATTGGGGATCAGTTTTCATTAGAACACTTACTCTTTAGGGAAAGAGTATGCAGGTCCTGTGGTGAGAAAAAAGATTTGATCTCTGAATTTTATTTGACAAGGAAAACTAAAAAAGGTCATCCGTCAGCGTATGCATATGAATGCAAAGATTGCACTGTCAAAAGGGTGATGGAGTCTAGGAAAAAGAGAGATCCATTTGCTGATTGGGGATATCCAGATTGGTAGTTCATGCATTGTTCACCACCTCTGAAGCATTCAAAAATCTAAATAGATTTAGATAAATTTGATATCTAAGAGGTAAAAACATGGCAAGTCAAGTCTCGCCTGGTGTTGTTATTAGAGAAAGTGATTTATCCAATGCTGTAGTTGTAGGAGCACAGGCTGTTGTCGGTGCTATTGCTTCATCTTTCAGCACTGGACCTGTAGGCAAAATTACAAAAATTGGTTCTCAAAGAGAACTGATCGATACTTTCGGATCACCAGCTGAGGCGAATGCTGGCGATTGGTTGGTTGCTGCTGAGTTCCTTCGCTACGGTGGACAACTCGCAGTCGTTCGTGCTGCTACTGCAGTTCTGAATGCTACCGCATCTGGTTCTGGTGTTCTCATCGGTTCTAAGGAAGCATTTGAATCTGGAGTAACTGCAGAGAAGTTCGCTGCTCGCTACGCTGGCGCTGAAGGAAACAACCTTCGCGTTGTTATCGTAGACAGAGGACCCGATTACAGAGTCGTTTCCACTGGTCACGGTCTATCAGTTGGTGGTACATACACTGACGGAGCTGCAGTCGGACACGAAGTTTACGAAGTTATCGACGCAAACACAATCACAGTTATCCAAGGTTCTGCTGCTCCTACCCCTGCTGGTGGTGAGACTGCAACTGCATACACCGCTTCTATGTGGAATGCAAGAACTATCGGTACAACTGGTCTAACATACAAGTCAATCGCTCCACGTCCTGGAACGTCTGCTTTCGCTGCTGAGCGTCATCTCTCACACGATGAAGTACACGTTGCTGTTATTGACGAAGCGAACAATACTGTTGTTGAGAGAATGACTTATCTCTCAAAACTACTCGATGGCAAATCACCAGAAGGTGCTAACACCTACTGGAAGGATTATGTTAATGAGTATTCTGGCAGAATCTATGCTGGTGCTGCACTTGGTGCTGCTGAGCAAACAACTGCTGGAGAAGATGCTGGTGCTTCATCTGCATCCTATGGTGCTACTGCTGCTTCCCCACTAGCACTTGCAAGAATCCTACCTACTGCAGGTGGTGCGCTATCTGGTGGTACTGATGACTATGCATATACTGCTGGTGAGATCGGTGCTGCATATGATATGTTCCTCGATACCGAGGCAACTGAGGTAGATTTCATCCTCATGGGTGGCGACGGTGCTGACGAGAATGACACCATCGCTAAGGCACAATCGGTTGCTGCTGTTGCTAATGGCAGAAAAGATTGTGTTGCATTCCTTTCCCCATGGACTGGCGCTCAAGTAGCAACCTCTGGTGGTTCTGCTCTCACCGAATCTCAGCAACTAGAAAACACCTTAGACTTCTTTGCTAACATTGGATCTTCTTCCTATGTTGTCTTAGACAGTGGTGTTAAGTACACCTATGACCGTTTCAACGATAAGTATCGTTATGTCGGTTGCAACGGTGATGTTGCTGGTCTCTGTGTATCAACTTCCGCAATCCTAGATGATTGGTTCTCGCCTGCAGGCACCAACCGTGGTGGTCTACAGAACGTTGTGAAGCTCGCTTTCAATCCTAACAAGGCAGCGAGAGACGACCTTTACACCAACAGAGTCAATCCTATTGTTGCATTCCCTGGTTCTGGTCCTGTACTATTTGGAGACAAGACTGGTCTTGCTTCACCTAGCGCATTTGACCGCATCAATGTTCGCCGTCTCTTCCTCAATGTTGAGAAGAGAGCAAGAGGACTTGCAGAAGGCGTACTCTTTGAGCAAAACGATGCTGTAACTCGTTCCAACTTTGCTGCAGCAATTGGTGGATATCTTTCCGAAGTTCAAGCACGTAGAGGTCTAACTGACTATCTAGTTGTTTGTGATACTTCAAACAACACTCCTGAAGTTATCGACAGGAACGAATTCGTTGCCGAACTCTACCTCAAGCCCACCCGTTCAATTAACTTTGTAACGGTCACTGTGACTGCTACAAGAACTGGTGTTTCCTTTGAGGAAGTCATCGGTAGAGGTTGATCGATACTAGATAAAACATAACGAGGTAAACAACAATGGCAACGTCAAACGTAAGTCAATTTCTCCAGACTATTGGGCAGGGCGTCAAGCCCAATATGTTCCTGGTTGACATCAAATTCCCAAGCAACTTGGGCGATGGATCAGACGCTCTAGGAACCGATCTTACAAACATTCTTTGTAAGTCTGCTGCACTCCCAGGTTCTAACCTAGGTGTCATCGAAGTTCCTTTCCGTGGTAGAACTGTTAAGATCGCTGGTGATCGCACCTTCGATACATGGTCTGCAACCTTCTTCAACGATAAGAACATGGAAATCCGTGGTCTCTTTGAAGAGTGGGCAAATCTACTTAACACTCATGAAGGCAACACTGCTCCCAGATTCCTACCTAACGGTGGAGATACTGGATACATGGCAAGTCTGTTTGTCACTCAACTTGAGAAAGACGACAAAGAAGGTGGTTCTGCAATCAGAACTTATGAACTACATCATTGCTTCCCAACTAACATCTCTCAAATTGATCTTGCTTATGATAGCAACGATCAGATTGAAGAATTCACAGTTGAGTGGCAGTATTCATACTTCACCGCGTCTAAGACTAACGCAGGAACAGCAGCTTCGGAGCACGTCAAGGGCACCGCTAGCGCCAGAACTGTAGTCTGATAAATAGTTGAACGCTCAACTATTGAATAGGTAATCATGAGTCAACTTTTTGGCTTCCAGATTAACAGAAAGGAGGGGCAGAGGGGACAATCCCCTGTCCCTCCTTCTGCTGATGAACCCATCGCCGTTGCGGCAGGTGGGTATTATGGAACGTATGTAGATACGGATAATCAAGCTCGCAATGAGTTTGAGATGATCCGTCGTTATCGTGATATGGCAATTCACCCTGAGGTGGATAGTGCTGTTGACGAAGTTGTGAACGAGTTTATTGTAAGTGATGCTTACGATTCTCCTGTTGAGGTAAACCTCGACAACCTACAGGTTGGTGCAGGAGTAAGAAAAAGAATTCGCGATGAGTTTGAATATATCAAACGCCTGTTGAACTTTGACAATCGCGCACATGAGATTGTTAGAACTTGGTATATCGATGGCAGATTATTCTACCACAAGGTTATCGATCTAGATAATCCAAAGAAAGGTATTACGGAACTTCGTTATATTGATCCGATGAAGATCAAGAAGGTCCGTCAAAAAATTGACAATAAACCGAAAGACGCTCTAGCTCGTGCAGCAATCAAAGGCACTGCGCTTGAGTATGAATACGGAACGTTTATTGATTATTATCTTTACAATCCAAAAGGATTCTACAAGGGTGGTGTCCTGGGACCAGTAGGTGATATGTCGCTCTCACAAGGTGTGAAGATGGCGACAGATTCTGTCACCTTTGTGCCCTCAGGTCTGCAAGATCTCAACAAAAGAATGACTCTTGGTTTCCTGCATAAGGCAATCAAGTCTCTCAATCAATTAAGAATGATTGAAGATTCACTTGTTATCTACAGACTATCACGCGCACCAGAGCGTAGAATTTTCTACATTGACGTTGGTAATCTACCCAAGGTAAAGGCAGAACAATACCTACGCGATGTTATGAGTCGCTATCGCAACAAACTAGTGTATGACGCAAACACTGGTGAGATGCGTGATGACAAAAAGCATATGAGTATGCTAGAGGATTTTTGGTTGCCTCGTAGAGAGGGTGGACGTGGTACTGAGATCACAACCCTACCTGGCGGACAGAACCTTGGCGAACTCAAGGATGTGGAGTATTTTAAAAAGAAACTCTATAACTCTCTCAATCTTCCTCCTTCTAGACTTACCGACGATAATAAAGGATTTAACCTCGGTAAAACCACTGAGGTCCTTAGAGACGAACTTAAGTTCACAAAGTTCATCGGAAGACTACGTAAGAGATTTAGCGAACTCTTCCACGATATTCTCAAGACCCAGCTCATTCTTAAGGGAGTAATCTCCCCAGAAGATTGGGATGATATGAAAGAGCATATCCAGTATGACTATCTCTTCGACAATCATTTCAATGAACTCAAAGAGATTGAAATGATGAACCAGAGAATGATGACTGTCACTCAGATGGATCCATTCGTTGGTAAGTATTTCTCTGTGGAGCATATCCGCCGCCACGTCCTTGGTCAAAAGGATGTTGAATTCAAGGAGATTGATAAGCAAATAAAGAGCGAGATTGCATCTGGTCTTGCACTTGATCCTGCAGAAACTAATGCTATGGATCAAATGACTCAGGCAAATACTGCACTTGCTCCTGAAATTGAAGACCAAAAAGCAATTGATGCCGCAGAAAGAGATGCAGAAGCGCAAGATGCATCAATGGAAAGAGAGATTAAAAAGGCACGCGCTATGCCTAAAGCATCACCAAGTAATAAATAAATTATACTGAATTATTATTATGTCAGAACAAACTGAAGTTAATCCATTCTCCAGCGAGTCAGATATCGTTAATAAAATTAACGACAATGATCGCGCTGGTGCAATTGATGCTATTCAAGATCTTTTGTTTGCTAAAGCATCTGATGCTATGGCAGATTACAAAAAGGTTGTAGCGAATACATTCTTTGACGAACCCACCGAGACAGAAACTACCGATGAAACTGATAACGGAAACGATTGAAGACGTACAAATCCTCACTGAGGAGAGAGACGGAAAAAAACTTCTGTATATTGAAGGTGTCTTTCTGCAAGGTGCAATCAAGAATCGCAATGGTCGCATGTACCCCTTTGAAGTTCTCGACCGCGAGGTAGAGAGATACAACGAAGAGTATGTAAGAACCAAGCGTGCCCTAGGCGAACTCGGACATCCTGATGGTCCTACTATCAACCTCGATAGAGTATCACACAGAATCACAAGTCTCCGCTCTGAAGGTAATAACTTCATCGGTAAGGCACAGATCCTTGATACCCCTATGGGTAATATTGCTAAGTCTTTACTTGGCGAAGGTGTTCAGTTAGGTGTTTCCTCTCGTGGCATGGGAAGCATCGAAAAGCGTGAGGATGTTGCGGTAGTCCGCGACGACTTTATGCTAACCACTGCCGCAGATATCGTTGCAGATCCATCAGCACCTGATGCATTTGTCAATGGAATCATGGAAGGCAAAGAGTGGGTCTGGGACAACGGTATTTTAAAGGAACGAGAAGTTGCTAAATACCAGCGTTACATGGATGGTGCTACGCGCCAAGACATGGAAGCAAGAACTCTCAGAGTGTTTGAGGATTTCCTCGGAAAACTCTGATTTATAAATAAACTTAGATTAATTATACGGAAATTACGAGGTAAACTCAAATGTCAGATATGCTAAACGAAAAGTTTGAGGAGTTCGTTACCGAGCAGAAGGTGATTGTAGAAGCTGGCGATCC